GTGGCGGGGGTATCGGCGGGTATCGCAGTATCGGAAACAATCGCTGTTACGGCTGCGCCATTAATTACCGCCGTATGTATCATTTGGTTAAAGTCGACGTTGGACGCGTCGTTGTTCGTGACTAGTAGTCGATCACCGACCGTTAGCCCCTCGACCGTGAATGTTACATAGTTCGGCGCCTGCCTTTGTGTATTATCAAGATCAAATACCTTATCAGATGCCGAAAGATCCAATGCCTGTAGGGATAAACCATATGCACCAATTAGCGATGACCCGGTTGACACGCCGACGAATGGTGTGGAAATCGACCTCTCCGTTACGGTGACGTTTACGAGACAGGTTGCGGTTGATGTGGCGCCCGTAATTGTTTGGTTGTCTGTCGGTGCTACGCCCGTTAGCAGTTGAATCCACATCTTAGTCGGTGCGTTGACGTTATTGATGGCTAGCATCTGCCCGGTTCCGCCACTCCATGAAACTGCTTCGACCGCGGAGAAGTCGGTGACGCTAGGGGTGTCAACTACAATTTCGTGGGTTATACCCCGGAATAGTTCACCACTAAGACCATAAAGTGTCGACGCCGAACCGTCGCGTTGTAGGTATTTTAGGCGTTCGTAGAATTGATTGATTGAATATGTATCGCGATCCCATTCGGAGTAGTAGTTTTCGACCGAGCCATCATTAGTGACGTCGATTTGTCTGAAGCCTTCTGTGTTGGCGATAGTCGTCCAACCGGCGACAGTGCCAGAAGCAGTTTGGTTGTTTAGGTCGTCGCTAGTATTTATGGCCAATACGTTAACGCCACGGGATGTACCATTGACCTTAAATTCACCGAACGTTTTTCCGAAAACGCGCGATGTTGCAATGATACGTCGACCGTCGATGTCCGCGCCTCCTGTGCGCACTTTCAACATGAATCGGTGTGAAATACCGTTTGTGGGATCGGAGTTTAAGCCACCGCCAGAATTCCACCAGTCATCGGATAGTACTGCACCGTTTTGGATGATCTGAAGCGCTGCGGTTGCGCCAATGTTTTGTAGACCGTCATAGATGACATCCCCGCCCGTTTGAATGATCGAGCCATTGTATATGTGTTCGGCTGCGCCATCGTCGATATTGAAGCCATTCAATAGCGTAATAATGTTATCAGTTGAACGTTCCGATGGGTTGGCGGAAACAATATCAAGCTCATCGTTACTAGACGCGGATTCTTGGTCGGCAAAATCTTGCAGGGCGCGGTGAAGTTCAATAGCCGTTGCATAGCTTGGTGAGCCGACGCCATGGTCAGTGCCGATATACCTAATATCTCCGGTCTGCCGATCGATGGACCAGTCTGATGCTACAAATGACATGTGGTGCTATCTCCTTTTTATTTTACTAAAGGGCTAGTTCGGGTCGGAAAGGATTGTACTATTTCCGACCCCCCAAGCGCTTTAAGCTTGGTTAGCTCCGCCTGATGAGGCGTCTAATCCTGCGGATGACAGGGTTGCCTGAATGTCCTCTGGCGTTGGTTGCCCTGCCGTTGGGACTAAAGGGGCATCTTCCTGTTTGACCTCCGTTGGGTTTTCTGTGACAACAGGGGCGTGCATGGCTTCGTGTCTAGCCGTTTCGGCTTCCTGAATTCCCGCTACCTCTACCGCGTTTGCAGTTGCTCGTTCGGTGAACTCCGTAATTTCCTCTTCAGTTGCATCGGCAATGTTGCCGTCCTCGAGGCATTTGGCTACATATTCGGCGTCGCTATGTTCAAATAGTGTACCCGCCTCATGCAGTGTATCTCCCTCGTAGAAACTTCTTTTAACGATATGTGGCATTGTATTAGTCCTTAATCCGTTACTGTATCGAGGAATTTGTATAGACAGTCACCATCGATAACATTCATCTGGTAGAAATCAGTTGCACGAATAACAGTTGATTTCTCGCCTTCTTCACGTCGTTCGTCAACACCGATCATGTCTGGCTTGTAGAACTGGTAGAGTGCTGATGTCTCTTCCATCACGCCATTTGGGTTAACATATGCAAGATATGCGATACCTTTTGTTGACCAGTTGAACGATCCGGTGCCACCAGTCGCAGCGCTTTGCTTGATGCTACCGGCAATTAGTACCTTTTCGACGTCAAAGTATGCAGCGATTAGTCTCTGAAGGTTTTCCTGAGTCTTGTCGCTTGTGTATGCAATAGATGCCTTGAAATCGGTATTGGTAGCTGTCAGTTTGTCTAGTGTTAGGCGGTCAAGAACTAGAAGGTTAGGACGTACACCCGTGCGTACATGGATATAGTTCTTACCCGTATTCATTGCAGAACGGAGATCTGTACCGGCGGTTGCCCAGTTACCGGCGCTATCAACAACGTTGCCTGATGCGGTTGCTGTTGCTAGTGCTGTGATAAGTTCGTTCTCTTTTTCGATAGCAAGTTGACCGGCAATTCGGTTTGTTGCGTTCTTTTTTGGATCGAACGGATTCTGGTACGTTTTCATAATACGATCATCGATCCATTCCTCAAGGGAATGCTCTTCGAGGGTATATGTATCAGTGGTTAGTGTACCAGTGACACGGTTTGCAGAACCGGTGAGCGCACGCTTTGTGCTACCCGGAACTAGCAGATTAGATTTGTCCGCTACGAAATATAGACCGGATTCCTCTCTAACGGCAATGCGTGGTGCTAATTGGTCAGCGATTAGTTCGGTGTTTTTGTAGCCAACGTAGACGTCTGTCAACAGCTGATCTACAAATACTGTCTGTGGATTCATTTTCTTGTGTACCTTTCTATATTCTTTATTTTATTACGCTATGTAGACCCGGTCAGTCATGTTCATAAACTCAAAGAAGCCGTCATTGACCGCTGCCTCGAGTGCCATGCCCACAATTGCATCACCGTCTGTTACTGTTGCTATTAATTCACCGGCAGTTGTTGCTGTGACTAGATCACCAACCGCGATAGTGCCACCGGCACGACCGATTGATGACCCAGACGCGCTACGAAGTCGAACCTGTGCTGCCTGTCCTGCATCATTTGCTACATCCGTCACACCAAGAATCGCATCCGTTCCGGCGGTTGCTGCGATGATTAACCCTGCTGAAAATTTAACTGCTACACCTTCGCCGAGTGCGATTGCGCACGGAAAGGCACGTACTGCACTTTCGTTTTTTGTTGCCATTACTTGATTCCTCCCTTAGTTTCTAATTCGTACTCTTTTGCTAGTTCTGGATTGCTAGCTAACACATTAGATGTAGCGTCGCCGACTGATAGCTTTGGATCAGCCTCCATCAATTTCTTTGCGTCTGCCTGAATTTGCTGAGTAGCAGTTGCAGTACCGGCTTTGGCATCACTGCCTTGTTCGCCACTTAGGGCTTCGTTCGATGGCAATGCCTCAAGGTCATCCTTGATTGTTGCATCGGCTAATAGACGTCCGGTCCACTTGTCTAGCTGATCGGCCTTGATAGCGCCACGGGCAATATGTGCCGTAACAACTGCCTGTGCTTTTTCTTTTGCATAGGCGTCTGTTTGCTTTTTCATTTCCTCGAGTACGCTAGCTTTAACAACAACGCTTTCGCCACTGGCGATTGACGCTGCTACACTAGGGTCGACCGTAGATGCCATGACTGGCTCTGGTGCAACTGGCGCAACCACAGGCTCGTCGGCTACTGGTGCATCTGCAACAGGTGCGGTTTCAAAACCAAATTTGGTCTTTTCTTCTACCGTTAGTGACTCTTTGTTTTCAGCCAAAAAGTTTTTCTCTTCGTCTGTCAAAGCGTCTTGATTTTTTGTTCGGATTGCATTTAGATCCATGTTTGTCTCCTTAATTTCACTAGCTTTAATATATATTATATTCTCATCAACCGCATCTTTTTCGCCTGCAGTCGACGCCTTTACGGCGGACAAACCCTTAAACAATGGAATGTTTGTCAGTCCGCCACCAACAAACACGTTTTCGATTAGAGTTTCATAGTCCTCGGGATCGCACCAACCGCCACGGTGCTTCGGATAAAATTCTGGTGAGAAAAATTTGAACTCACCATCGATTATCATTTGCGCACCGTTCGGTGTCCATTCGACCTCGCCAATTAGCGTGTCGCCCTCGACCTTCAGTTTGACAATCCAACCCGCTGCCTTATCCCAACTTTCATGTTTGTAATCGACGGGTGCGCCGGCAACGCCTTTGCCGGGTAGTCCAATATGGTTATCAAAGTTGGTCACATATTCAGCGAGATCTTCCTCGGTAATCATAAAATCGCCGTGATTTGGAGTGCGCCAAACGCCCGTCTTTAAAAGCTCGATGGTTTTTGGTGCGTTACCGTTTTTGTCGGCGCATATGGATATAGAACGTTTTGCAATGCGATCCATTTTTGTTTTTTCGGCCTCTGCGAGGGGATTCATGGTGTTAATAATCTTACAAACATATACGGTTTGTCAACTACTATGCTAGTTCTTCAGGGTAAATCAATCGTAACGAACATCTGCAGTTCGGATGGGCTGCGGGGTGTTTGATTTTAGTGACCGGGTTATATACATAACCTAAATCAACGACACCGACATTGGCGTACGTGCCACATACGTCATCGTTATTAACGGTCAACCATTCTTTGCCAACGGCGCCGGATGAATCACCCATCACCATTAGACCCGTCTGGTATGAGTTGACCGCTTCGGTTCTAGCAATAGTCGCTGCCCGTTTCGGGTTTTTGATTGTTTTTTGCATCCTAGCTGTTGCGTCCAAATGGTTTTCACCTAGGGATATTGATGTTCGAAGGGACTCGCGGATATCGTTTCGAGTTTTATCGGATATACGATACTTTGATCGGGGGTTGTCTACGATGTTACCGTTTTTGTCTAATTGCCGGCCTACTAATTCGGCCACCAACTCACGGGCTGCGCGTTGCACCTCCGCGGACGTTTGGGATAGACCAAGTGGTTTGGTGTATATCAACTCACCCGCCTGCGCGCCAACCGATACGCCCGTGGCTACGGTGTCGAATATAGCGGTTATAAAAATACCATCTTCCTGCCCGGCTACGGTGTCGCTAATATTGACGATTATATCGAAGTCGTCTGTAGCACGGACTTCACGTAGCTTTTTGTCATACGCGAACCAATCAACGTAATTAATGGCACGCTCGGATAGCCCACGAAAATAAGCGCGGATATCGCGATCAAGCTTAGTCTCGACTTTGATGATTTTAGCGTGACCCTCGGGGTCTTTGCTATATTGTGGTGACCACTTTTCGGCTGCGCGGATTGCATTGTCTAATTGCTCCAGTTCATGTTCTTTGTCGTCCATAGGGTTACCCCTGTACTAGTTCGTTAACCAACCGGGCGCGGGCAATCTGTGCCTGTTCAATAGCGCTAGCCTCTATTTCTTTTTTATTCTGGTCGGGTGTGGATTTCTTTTTTTCGGTTGGTAGTTTGTCGTCTTTATTGGGAGTAGTTTTGCCACCACCCTTGCTATCATCGGCAACCGGGTCTGTGCCGGCTAGTGCGGATTTATGTTTTGCCTCGTATAGTTTCTTGGCCTCTTCGGTTATAACGGGTAGATGCAATAGTTCGCGTACATATGCCTCGACGTCTGGCCCGGCGGTAAGCACGCCCGCGGTAACAAACTTGGAAACAGTATCGGCGGTGCTAGACGCATCATCATCGCCGATTTTGTCGAATGTAAGCTGTGGATAACCGTCCGGGAAGTCGGTGTAATTGAAATCACAGATCTGTTTGATTAGTTGTTCTTGAATAACGCTCTGGATATTGCGGGCGGTAGCCTCTTCGGACAACATGAATAGTTTCGAATGATCTTCGGATGTTGAGCGTGATCCCGCAGCGCCCGCGACGCCACCCATCTCTAGGAACTGCGCCAATACGGATTTCATAATTTGACGATCATGGTAGTTGATCGATGGGATGATTTCGGCGGTTGAATTAGCTTTCATGTCCATCATTTCGACGTCCCAACCGACAGGAATTTCGATATATGACTCTTCGTTTGCACGGAAATTGCGCATGATTTGGCGGGCTTCAATCAATTCCTGCGCATCGGCATTAGCGGGTTTTTTGAGGATAGGAACGCCAACACCCTGTTTTTCAAGGGCAATAGCGTTGATTAGGTCGAGTTTGTCTTTGATGTGCCAGTGTTTGTAGGCATAACGGAGTAGTGAAATACCCTCGTAGTTGTCGCCCTCTTTGTCATTGGTAAAGATAATCAATTTCGACATTGGGATCGATGCGTTGCTTTGCCCGCCGATGAGTTGCTGTGTAATGCCGGGTTTGCCGTCGTCGGTCTCCCATTTTAGGATGCTGATCTGTTTACGGAATCCAAGTTTTTTGATACCGATCATTGGTACACCGTCAAACTCGGTTAACTCGAGGGTTTTTTCGGCAACGGCGAATCCGAAATCTAGACTACCTAATCCCTCACGTAGGAAATTAGGAAACACAACGTTACGCTCAAACAATTCACGGCGGATAAAATCGGCGCGTTTCTTCTCGGCGTCGCTATCACTAGCCGGATTGATCTTCCATCTGACCGACATGATCGGTAGTTTACAAACCTGAAGGGTGGCGTGGACCGTGGCATCCGATCGACGCATGATCTCAAAATTACGGATCGCCTGTTTGCCAGATAGCTTGGGGTTATATTCCTCGCCGGTGATTATACCGCTGAAAATATTAGTGCCGGATGCACCAACCTCTTTTCCCATTCCTTTTGTTGTTGCCGGTTGTTTGTTGGTTTCTGCCATAGTATTTATGCCTAATTATAAACTTTTAATATCTTTCGTCTAGCATACCGCCCGTAACGGTTTTATGCACCACAGTTTTTTGTGCAAATGGACTGGATTGTTCGGCGGGTTTTTGTTGCCCGTGTAGTTGGTCGGTCCAACTGCCGACCTTAGTTTGACCAAATGCCAATGCCAATGAATCGGATTTGTCGGGTGATTTTCCGGCGGTGCGTTTTTTGTATTCCTCTTTTGATTCAACCTGTATTTTACCCGATTTGTTGATAAACCATCGACGGGCAACTAATTCGTCGAATAACTCTTGGTCGTAATGTAGCGCAATCTGTTTGTTAAAGAACTGTAGGCGTAAATTCCAGTAAAGTAGCGATGTAATATCGTGGTATTTGTCGCGATCCTCGTCAGTCATAAACTCTTTGGCGCTCATGTTATAGGCCGTGATCCTGAATTGCCATCCCGGTCTACCGCCCTCGCCCGATTCGCGTTTGCGTTGAAACAATCGATCGGTACAACCGCCACCGTTACCCGTATCGTCGATATTAACGACAGTGTTCGGATTCATTGGATCGATCACGGTAATAATGCGGTCTGCAGATTCCATCAAATCCACCTTCGACCATGTGATTTGTTTCTCGACCCAACCACCATGGCGGGGAGTAAGAACGTTGCGGTCACTACCAAACCGCGCCATATCCTGTCCATAAACGGGTGGACCATCGGGGATTGGCCATCCACTGATTTCGGCGTATGTCTTACCGGTTTCTTTATCGATACCGTGCATATTCATGGCCATCGATACGAGGTTAGTAGGAATCAACGCTTGGTCGGCCTGTGTTGGGAATTCGCCCATGACGAGCGATTGCCATGCCGAGGAATCCGCGCCCCATTCATGGAAACGACCAAATACAACCGATGGTGCAATTAGGCCGATGAATGTTTTATTCATCCGTTTCTCTAGCTGTTCGTTGACACCACGAATCCAGTCCGCCGGGGCGAATTCGGGTGGTGCGGTAAATACTTCGATTAGTTTTTCCACAGTACGAATACCGGTGGATATGAAATTCGGGCTATCAAACGCACTAACGGTTATGCAGTTATATCCAAGTTCGGGTTTGGTAAATGCGTTGTAGAACGTCCCGGATGGCGTTGTTGGGTTGCCGATCAATAGCACGCGGGCATTAGCGTTCGGGGTAATCGCAGCGACGCCTTTGAAAATTGGTTCTTCAACACCACCCGCCTCATCAACCACGACCAAAATGTTGTCGGCGTGATAACCGAAAAAGTTTTCGGGACGCTTGGTTGATAGGCCCACAGCAAACCAGTCTGTGTCTAGGCTAAGACCCGCTTGGGTAACTTCCTTGTTCGTCAATTTGTATTTTGATCGTTTAACCGCCGTACCGATTTCGCGCCATAAAACGTCCGTTACCTGTCGCCATGTTGGCGCGGTTGTGACCACGATTGATTCCGGGTATAGCATCAAATAGGCGACAACGATACGCGCAGCGATAAATGATTTACCGACCGCGTTGCAGGTTTTTACGGCCGTGTATTTGTAGAGAAATGTGGAACGAATAATTTCAATTTGTTTTTCCCAACATTCCGCGCCTAGTACCTCCTGCACGAATTCCTCGGGTTTTTTTTGGTAGTGGTCTAGTAGGAAATCAAAATCTTCAGGCGTTAGTTTCGGGGTTGTTTGCGGTTGCATCAACTACCTCCCCTTCGATTGCCGATTTGCGTTTGTTGGCGAGTAGCGCTGCCCATGAGTCGCCAAGTTCTACGGTTTGGCGTTGCATTGGTGGTTGCCATCCGTCGAAAATGCCAAGCCATATTTTGACCTGTTCGGCATCGCCCCGGGCTGCGCGGAGGTATAGTCCGCTGATGACTTTGTTCGTTCTAGCCTGTGAACCGATAGTCATGCGACGTTCCCGTACCTTACCCCAAAAATCGGGGATTGATTTTTTCCAATAATGTAGCGTTGTCCGTTCAACACCAATCTTTTCTGCAAACTCACCAACCTTCATCGGTTTTAGTTCTCCGTCGTCATCGGTCATTAGACCGCTTACCGCCGTGAAATCTATAAACATTAATTGACGATCGCTTAATTCTTTGTCTACCGAAGTTTTTGCAGTTGGTTTTGTTGAATTTGGTTGAATTTCCATTTGCTATAAATCATACATGAATCACGGCGGGACAGCTACGATTTCGCGCGCCGACTACGCAGATACATTCGCTATCAAACGGCCCATTGATCGGCATTTGCATATTCCCGCCCGGCCCGGCAGTACCCGACGGTGTCGGTCGATAGTCTACCGGGGCGCCATATTTCAAATCGATCAATTCCGAAACGATCTTTGCGTCCTCGAGCTTTGAAACTAATTTGTTGCGGAGCAATCCGTTGGGTGCTTTCTTGGCTTGGTCGATTAGATTCTGGATGGCTAGGGTAGTGTTCATTTCTCGTCCTCACCTTCCGATGGGCGACTCAATAGCATCCGTACCGCATCTCTAGCGGTTGGGACTTGGAATAATTGTTTCAGGGAATCTCCCGAAATGAGTTGGGTCATTTCCAAGATAGCCTCGTATTGTTTCTGTACGGGCATAGGCTCAAATTCGTGCTTATCCTTCACGCCCAACAAATCCATCATCAAACACCCCTCGCAGTCTAGTTTCTTGTCGGCTGAAACGTTTTGGATATTTTCTAATTGGAGCATCTGCCTAGTGCCAAGTTCAACCATCTCGATCTCAAATCGATATTTATCACCGCCCTCAACCTGAAATGTGATAGTTTTTTTCATGTCGTTGCCTTTCGTTTCACTATACCCTTATCCATCAAATTTTTCCTAATGTTATCAACCACATCCCGTGACGTTTTGATTTCATCGGGCGTGCGTTCCCGTGCCATTGCTTCCTTTTTTTCTAATGCCTCATCCCGCCTCACAGCCATTGCATAACTTTTTGGGTCTGCGACTTTTGCGATCTTTTTGGGTTTACCCAAATCCTGCGAACTCGCATCTAGCTCAGAATTAGAATCAGTATCAAACTCAGTATCAGAATGTGATGACTCATCAAGAGTCATATATGAGTCATCCAATAACCCCTGTTGTTGGGGTCTTTTTGGCAGTACGACCATGAAATCGTTTGGAATGTCAAGAAAACTCAAACATTCGACCGGGCATTGACCTAAAACGATCTCGATTCCGCGTCTAATTTTCTCATTTTTGTAGTTCTGATTTTTAATACCATTACGCATTACAACCCAACCGTCAACATAGCAAACCTTTGCCCTCATTTTGTTAAACATGGTTGCGATTTCCTCACGCGTAAAATCCGATTCAAAGGCCATCATTTTTAGCGATAACTCATAGACCCCAGCAATCGATGTCTTGTCGTTGGTCAATAAATACATGAAAAAATATCGTTCTTCGCGGGTTAGGGAATCGACAACCCATACGTCGGACCAGAAGCTTGTGTCTATGAATCGTTTTTTGCTCATGACGGAATAGATGTTTTATTTATTTTCCGAAGCGTGTCGGTACGCGGTGCATTGGGTATATCGGTAAACCGTACCCATTTGTAGGACCTACTGGTTATATAGAAACCAGGATCTTGAATAAAGGCAGGATCATTAGGCGGATCACGTTTTACTGTAATTGGTTTTCGTTCCCATACACGGCCCATACTGTCCACTACAAGTGCATTTCGTCCGTTTCCGGGTGGGATGATCTGCACCACTTTGACCTTTGCCATAAAAAAAGCCCTCCATTATCGGGGGCTTTTCTACTTACCAAGGGTGCTATGTTCTGCTAATCCATAAGAGTATAGCAAATAGCACCAACGGTGACAAGCCCCTCGTTGATATAAAAATGAGGCTCGGTGATTAGCAGAACCACATTTCCTCAATATCATACATCGATGACTCATCCCGCACAAGAAAAATGCTGTGCATAACCCTGTGGATTCTGTGGACAAATAGAAAAACCCACAGTTTTGGCAGTGGGTTTTTCATAGTGGCAGTACCGACTTTGTTTTATGTTGCCTTATTGGTTACCAAAATCCCGAGGAATAATTGGTTATCGGCCCGCAACCTAGCTCCTGCCAAAACGTATTCTACTACCGACTTGACGATTCGATCAAATAATCCAATGCTTTACATCCCATGACTAGGATCTGAAATGCCCCGAATCCCGCCATTTTAGCCCCATAGGACGCTAGTTTGCCGATTTCGTGGGACTTTACCAGTTCCCCGTCCTGATAAACGTGTAGACGGCTCAATTCGGGTCGTTTGATAATTTCGTATGGATTGTATGTTTGTGTTTCGTTCATAACTATTACATAATAGCATAGTTAGAACATATTGTCAATAGATTGTATATGTTAGACGAATATCGCCTAACTAGTCCACTAACCACTCGGGCAAGTCGACCATATCAACCGTTTGTCCGGCTAGTTTGTGATCGCAATCATCCAGAAACTGCCATTGCCCCGCCTTAACAAAACTATGACATCGAGTTCCATGAGCCATTGCGCCGTTCACTAGAATACTGGGAGAAAAGGTGGGGCGCTCGACATTTCCATCAAACTGCCATGTTTGGTTTATTCTATGGGCATCCTCACACCCCGGACAATAGAGCCAATAGCTCGTTTCGTAGGCCGTACCCGTTTCGCCGTGATTTATTCGCATCAACATAACCCAAGTTTAACCCATCGACTAATTTTATGTAACAAACAAAAGACCGCCCTATTTTGGGACGGCTTCCGTACAATTCACACTTCAACGCAAATCCAATATATCATTCAACGCAGGATCGCTCAACTTTTTCAGAACTACCATCATGGTTTGGTGCGGGTGCAACCACATCATTTTCGAGTGATTCTGGTGCAGTGCAATTTCCGCCATCCCATTTGATAGTTTCAGGACATGCCGGATCGGAATTATCGCACTGACCATCCACAAGTGGCCGTGCCGGGTATTGGCAGGATTCAGGGGTTACAGCAATAATATTTTCCCCTGAAGCGGGTTGGGAATAGATAACGAACGTCGCACTGATCGCTATGATGAGTAAGAGAACCGATCCCACTGCCATGAATATATGTTTTGCGGATTTATCGATCATAGTTGGATTATAGCACCGTTCACGCTCATGCCGTGTCCAACCGCGGGCGTTCAATACATTTCCCGTCGGGTTGCACCTCTACCATAATCAGATAATCCTCGTCACATACCGGCCATAAAAACATTGATTTTTGCTGTTGTTTCCAAAATAGGAAGCCGGCAATCCCGACAAATACAATGATTAATATGATCGCCAAAATCTCTACCTGTCGCCAATTTTTCACGATACCTCCTTGACTAAAATCTTTTGTTTGAATAACTCGATGGCTAGTTTGGCGAGTGCGTTTTCGGGGGTGTCGGCTTCAACATCTTCTATAACTCCTACCATTGATGCTTTCCAACAAGCCAAAGCACCTGACCGCCAACGACCATATTCTAGTGCTATCGTATCTGGATCAGTGGCTAGCTTCCTCAGTAAGTACCCACAGTCGTATGCGTTGAAAAAATCATTTTCTTCCCTAAATCTTACGTGTTCGGGTTTATCGCTACCAAACCGTGCGTTATTGTCGTCCATTTCCCCGATGGTGTATAGCTTACTTTGGCCATTAGGTTTATGAAACCGCCAATAATGGTCGGTATTGCCCCACCCGCTGACCTCGTATAGTTCCCTGCATAATTCCAATGACGCCACGTTCATTTCTTTATACCCATGTTGTTAGACCATAATAGAAAGAACAAAATCACTAGCAACTTCCAGTCATACCACTTTAGGCACAGTACAATTCCGATGACTAGGGTAACTACCGATATTATTAGATTGATTATTGTGTTTTTCATGCCGTTTTCAACTCCGTGTCTAATTGTTTTTGCCAATCCTCAATTTGCGATGGTAACCATTTCTCAAAATCAAACATTTTCTCTTCAGGGTTTTCGCGCGATCGGGCATTATATACACCTTGTATCTGCTGTGCGGTTTCTAAAGTTCCCCGCAGATTGGCTATCTTTGCCTTTTTGGCCAATCGCTGCTCCATCTGTTCGTGTATATCGATCTCGGTTACTGCCTCAATATACGTGCCGTGGTCTATATATTTAGTGACCAAATACCACCGCATATTGATGCTGTTTTTTAGAATTACGGGCGCTTGTTTCATCCCTTCCTCGCAATCCCGCCAACAATTTTCCGCCCGAACAGATGCCATACGGCGTTTGTTTCCTGTGCAATCATCGTGGCCACATAGTCATCGATCATTTCCGCCGGAAGGCTATCCGAATTTTTCATAGCTCGATATGTATAGCGATCTCCGCCATTGATCGGATCGGTTAATGCCCATATGGTAGGCTCACCACCCACAATATCGACGGCTAGTATTCTTTTGACGTCCCTTAAATTGAACATCATATCGGCGTTTGGTTTGAATTGTTTGATTATCATGGTTGCTTCTCGCTTTCGTTATTAACTTCTATTTCGTAACAATCCGAACACACCGGGAAACCCAACCCCGCCGGCGTATGGATCGTTTTTGATGTATATGTATCGCCGAACGGTAACGTTTTGCCACAGTTGGCGCAATCGGTCGGATCGTCCATGTTCTCCGTCATAAAACAAATATGTTTCGCCGGTGATTCAAACGGCTCGTATGTATGGGTTTCGTAGTTCCATTTGCGTAGTTCGATCATTCCAATAAGTCTCCGTTCTCGTATATGTTGCCGATGACTTCCGCATCTTTTGCGTTCCAGTTTCCATGCAGTCCATCGTCAAGATAGAAGCCGTTTTTATAGTAAGTAATGGCATTGGTGTATTCACCATCAAAACGATTAACGAAGTGGCATATATCCCCCTCATAAATCTCGACACCGTTCTTGTCTTTGAGACCTGTGTATTGCATAAGCTCTAGGTCATCAAGACCGACATCATAGTGATCGCCGTTTGATCGGTACACATCTGAATCTAGGTATTTGCCATTGGGGTACGACTCAGTTCTCTGCCCCTCTTGCATGATGTTTAGTCCAGAGACCATAACCATCTCTTCACTTTTTTTATCCCACGCCCTGAACTTGATCTCTCTCATAAACCCTCCAATTCATCATCCATCAAAACATCCTCGTCGCCGGCCAAATGCGCCAATTTTTCATCCATGGTCAACACGCGCCGTTTGTTGGATTCCGCGGGGGTGTTTGTCCAATCGATGTCGTCTAAATTAATCATTTTCTTAGTAGATCTCCGTTTTGGTAGATATTGCCTATGATCTTATATGCCTGCGATTTGTCGCGGACGTTGAATAGACTGAAACCAACCCCTACGACAAGATCATCGTCCAAATGGGCATCCTCTATGTCAGCCCACTTGACCGCAAAAGGTTTTCCGTAATTGGTATTATCACTCTGGACAATATCGCCCTCGTAGATTTCGACACCGTCCCTATCCATAAGACCTGTGCATTGTTGCCAAACTATATTGGGCATTTCCTTGAGATACTTATGTCCTTCCGGCCTTTTGTATTTCATCGGCTCAAATGGGTCGCCGGTAAGTTCTAGGGTAATGAACTTATTTGTCGCACGATCCCACGCTCTAAATTTGATTTCTCTCACGACTTTTTCTCCTGCGGTTGCAACTTGCGTCGTTGTTCGTAGAACGTGACTGCCAAATCAATGTACCCTGCCACGCTAATTGGCATTGAAACGCCTTGGGTTTTTTTCCATTCATCCATCAACCGTTTGCGGTTGGCATCGTACTTTTCGGCGTTCTCGGTTTTGACGCTGACAGACGTAAACGGTCGTTTATCTTTTTCTTCCATGGGACTCCTTTGTTATTTTTTACTATGATTGGTTAATTGGGTTATGTGACGTATACCCATACTAGTACCGCGATCCCGATCAGGAATAATACCAATGCGATAGCGTAGCTACTGAAAGTTAACCCGACAAATGCACTGATCGCTAATATTGCAATGACAGCTAGAGATTTATCTATCATATGCCATCATTTCCTTTGCTGATTTTTCAACGTAAAACCCACGACCATCGGGGCATTTATAAAGCCAGAATTCCATTGCGGAACTGGTTCGTGTACATTCGGCATCCGCCACCGATTCGGCGTGTAGCTGAAAGGCGCCAATGCAAACTACCGTAGATACGGCTATTGCGGTACATATGGCTATTTTGTTGAACATGGTATCTCCTTGTTGATACCTATATAGTACCGCACTTTGCCACACTTTACAACACTTTAATGCAAAGTATCTATGTATAGTTATCCACAACCATATTCGACATATCATTGAAATGGTTAATTACCCCGATTTCGGGGGAATTAGAAACACCCCGTTTCCGGGGTGCTAGTGAGATTCAAACCTTCTAAGGCGATCTCGCAGTGTGACGTCCTAGAAGGCTCTGCAAAATCCCACCTGTGTAACGCTATTCGTATTCGCGCTACCATTACATTTTACCAGTATGCCGGCAGTAGTCAAATGTGCCTGTGGATTACTTGAAATAGTTGTCGCGGATTAGTATGGCCGTTAGCGCTATGCCGGTAACAAACGCCGGGATGGAAAATACCGGGCTGTTAGTAACGATCGCCAATGAAGTGCAAAAAACGAATGCTACAAATAGGACGGTGTCTAGGTCGTTGTTTTTCATATATGGTTGGTGCGCGGTGATCGGTTCTGCCCCGTCCTTTGCCGACTGGATGCCGGCCACATCGATTACTATGTTTACCACGCTCATTGATTTTTTAGAATCTTGCTATAACCTCAGGGTTATGACAACAAACAAAGTGTACTACAAAGTCCAGTTTTTCAACACAGTGTCGATTACGTGGGTAGACATCCAAACGCAGTTTTTGACGCTAGATGATGCCACTAGACACATAGATGGTTTGAAAATGGGCAACCCATGCATACGAACGCGCGTAATGCACATAGATTACAAAAAACGCACTATTGTTGAACCGGCGCGGGCGTAGACCGTTTTTCACCTAGATACATTCCCGCACCCATTTCATAAATCTTTTTGAACGGTATTACCGGTACTTTTAGTTTTCCGCGCCATGTTGGGTCAATAAAATATAAATATCGCAACTGATAGCCCTCTATAACCGTACCACCGCACGCCTGTACGTAGGTCGATAGACTATATCGTCCACCCGTAATATCGTAGTATGATTTTCCACCCAACTCGGGGCGTGGCTGCAATGGCGATGATTCTAGCGTCATTTTATGGATTGTCGATCCGTCCGGTAATCGGACTAAGTTTTTAGAAACTACGATGCCGGTCAAAACGAACCCGGACGCCCGGTAGATAGTTCCGTCACCGCACTGTGTACCATCCGCGAAACTAATTACCCACTTAACCTGTGGCGCATGTTTTTTGATTAGACGTAGGCAAATAGCAATCACCCGTGATTCGCTATTTTTTGGTAGTGTGTCATCAAACGCCATCCGGTTCAATTCAATAAATTCATTCCAACCCGTGCCATCAACCAACCCGATTATTTTGGATTTATCCAATGATGGTCCAAAACTAAGAACGCCGTGTAGTTCGCCGTTCAAAAATGCGCCGAAATGCAACTGACTATTTGATGCGACTTTTCCGGAATAATGGCATCGTTTTATAAATGCGTTACCGAGCGCGGATGTTATCGTGCGGACCTGTATTTGTTTGACTATGCTCATTCGCTACTATGCAACCGATCGAGGTGGGCCTTAGCCAAACCAAACAGCGCATTTCCATTACTATTTTTATTTTCCGAATCCTCGAACGACATAGTCGCTTTGATATTTCCTAGCGCCTCGTTCAACGTTTCGGCCTGTGCATCGCTAACCGTGAACGTCATTTGCTGGAAACCGTCCTTTTCTCCGGACGGCAAATCGATTGGCGGTTCGCCCGTGACCATACTGAGTAATCGATCGATTTCGTTTTGGCTTTGGCCGGACAATTTTAGTAGATCGGCACTATTTTCGAGTTGTGATATTTCGTAGTTCACTTGCGCCAACATGTCTAAATTGAATTCACCCTGAATGCGGTTTGCTGCAATGTTCGCGGATTTTTGGCGTCCCTCGTCCCAATCAACTTCACGATATGCGAACTGCCGATTGTCATAAACGACATACCCAAGTGCGGTCGTGCCGACACGATCGGGTGCGTCAAAGCGGGTGGTAATATTCAATTGCTTTTGACCGGACATGACTTTTTGAAGTAATGCGATGCGTTGATGCCCGCCAACTAATTGCTGTGTACGTATGTTAAAAACGATTCCCGATAGGTCGCCGAATTCTTTCATT